CAGCTACTTCCCAATATACCTGAGTTTTCACCCAGGCCTCCAGTCGTCTTTCCGACAGCCACCCTCAAAGAGGGAGCCCATTATGGGTAAGTTTACCTGACAAAGACGCCAGGTGCTAACGTGTAGATGGATACTTTTGCATAACCACTGCTACCTCGAACTATGTCCGAGTCGCAGTAATCACGTTCACTCGCTCGCGTATACACGGAATACGAGGGAAACACCCAGTCACCTGCCCTGCGTCTCTGAAGACGCTTGGGGCGACGGCTATAGGTGTCAAAGAAACCACCTCCCCAACCGTTACGTGTCAATTTCCGGTTCCTACGGATTTGATAAGAGCCAACTAAATGGCCATCACCATACCCATCTGGTCCGAACAATCGTAACTCCGGTTGTGTCCAACTTAGGATTAGCCCGGCAAGCTCATGCTCGCCAGACCTAAGAGCCCAGTTGTGGAAGGTGTATAAGGTTTCATCCGAGATACGTGTCTTCACGTAAAAAGGACGTACCCATGTGCCATTAAACCAGTCAGCACCACAGCTTTCCCGAAAAGGCCCCGCTGAATAAGACTTCTCTGAATTAACAAAGAAGCCCAACGCAGTTAGGGACTCGGTCAGTAGGCTGTATGCGCGGGTGTCGATAATAATATCGTCCCCGTACACGCTGACATCGGACCCCAGACCCAGTAACTCGACGCAGGCCTTCGCCACGGACCAGAAGAGTAAACTCTCCAGTTCGAATGTGAAGCCATTGCCCATGCTACTGAATTTGTGGAGTTCGCGGGCACCGGTGCAGGTATTGACTTTCCCGGTCGTAAGACCAAGAAGAAAATCAAACCACTCCTCCGGAAGGAGGAGGCGCACCACCCCGAGCGACACCGTATCTGACGCACTAGATAGGTCCACCGTGGCATAAGAGCCATAGATAGACCCTAAGCGGGCCAGGTTTTGGTTAATCGTTTGATCGAGGAGGTTAATGCCAACGCGAGATAGCAAACGCCTTTTAATATACGAGCCAACTCCTTTCTGGAAAAATCCGTTAAGGACTGGCTCGACGACTATTGGGCGCATGCCTCGAGCGTCTTTCGGCACGAAAGTCAGCTTACCGTGGTGGATTTCAATCCACGGATACATGATGACCTCTTCCGTATCAGAAGACACGGAGATCTTATCACCAAGACCCGATTCGGACCAAACCCATAACGGAACCTCTGCTAAAAAGGTCCCGACACGCGGTAGCAGCTCTTCACTACACGCCAGACTTGCGCTAAGCTTTGCCTTCGCATTCGCTTCGCGCGATTTTACACTCGTAGTGGCCCCGGGGCCAAAGGAGAAATCAAGCGAGCTTAAACGGGGAACACTCCCCAAAACCTCTCGGATTTTTCGCCGGGCGGAGAGAACCACCCTGAGAACGTCCGGGTTAAGGGACTCGAGAGTTAAGGAAGCGTTGATCCGCTCACAATGAGCCTCCATATCCCAGAACTTCTGTTCTGCAACGGCTTGAACGTTCACACCAAGGTCCATCCACTCCTGTTTAGAAAACAGGGCGTGGACTTGCCGGGCAAAGAACGCATCATCAGCATTATCTGCTAATGAATAGTTGGGCTTTAAATTAATAAGCTCAACTTTAGACCGTTTATAAACAGAAGAAAGCGACCTCGTTAAAGAGCCGCCTTTACCTGTGATATGCTCCAAGACAGAGTCGAGAAAACGTAACGTTTCCTCGGCTGAGCGCTCTGATATCCAATCGTTCATTATAAACTCCTAAACAATAGGGAGAACCTACTGAAAGTAAAGGACCAGAGAAATCACCCTGAAATTAATTCGGGATGATACCGTCGACAAACACCTGCGGAGACGGAGCAGTAGAGTTCTTCACTGCATCCGCGACAGATGCCCCATTCAGGGTACCCGTTGCTGTAGTCGATGTCGCCCCAGCAAGAATACCAAGAAGTAGCTTCATTAGGTTAGAGCGGTCCTGCCGAGTGCTGCGTGAGGAACTGAACATCGTAAAGATGGCAGTATTCACATATGCAACCTTCGGAGGTGCCACGTAGCCGGCTGAAGTGCCAGACGCGCCCAGGGTCTCCATCACGGGGACCTCGAGCTTGAAGGTGTACTTGCGATCACCACTCTTCACGACGTCCGAAAGGCAGGTCAGACGGATCTGACCATCAAACGGAACACCAGCAATGGCGCTCCGCCAGAACGGCGTGGGAGTATCTGTGACAGGGACGAGCGTAAACTCAACAAGAGGATTCGCGTCGTCTTTCACAAGCAAGTTGGTCATTGCACCCATGGGTGTCTCCAATTAGAAGATTATCATTCAGCGGAATGCTGAAAGGAGAACTAGCTCAAAAAACGCTGAGCCGCTAGAGCAATAGCATTCCATATCCTCGTGCCGTGAAGGCCCGAGGGAGAAAATGATGGAAGTGCGGTTGATAGCGATCCGGAACCGGTAGTACGGGTCACCTTTAAATGGCGACCGACATCAGTCCCAGAATACTCTACCTTTGAGCACAAGCCAATCCCGCCAATAAAGCCGGGCATGACCTGTGTCCATTTAAGGGACTCAAAAGCAGAGAACTCCCTAACTTCCGTACGCATCCAACGCCCATTTAATTGGGGAAGTATGCTGAGCGTGTCCAGGTATGTCCCTATCGGGATAAACCAGTCCACCACGAAAGAATAGGGGATGATCTCCCAAATTACCGACAACGGGTCAGAGAGACCAAGCGAACGGGAAGCAGGAAGCTGCTCCGTAAGCTCATAGTTGTAGATAACCCGGCGATTCATACGAAGTTGAGACTTCGCGAATCCGCCGGTGACAGTATTAAAAACATCAGTGTCTTTAGCACTGGCACGTACGTTCGACACCCGCGGATCCTTTGTCAACACTTCATAGGCTTTAGCAGCCTCATAAGTGTCTGAAAGGGACGGGAGCCAGCCGTACTGGAGTTCAAGCCAGCGTCCAGGTATATCAGAGGGTTTAAGTCTGGATACCCGGGGGCGTGCACCTAGTTGGCGTGCAGCAGTAGCGAAATCGCCATGCTTCAGCGCTAAGATGGAACGCCCTAACTTACCAAGATTCCCGATAACCATATCAACCAGCTGCTTACTTTGAGCAGCATTAACCGCAAGGTTAAAGGAGTGACCCCTTATCGCTGCGACTAATCTAGACTGAGCTTCAAGGTCTAACTTACTGATAGGAGTCTCAGGAGTTAGCGCGTTCATAGTAACGCTTGCAGCGAACGAAGAAGTTCCGCCTGCAACCAAGGTAGCAGTCCATTGATTGGTGGTACGCCGTCGCCACGCTCTCGACATAGTGAAATTATTCCACTTTGATCGAAGAACGCCCGATGGAAGTGCCTCTGTCCTACCGTCCGCCCCAACCCAGGTTCGATATGTATCGTAACCTACGAATGGTTCGTTGAATAGGTTTATGTTACCGGTAGTCCCGGAGCTCATCGCGGATCCTCAAACCCTTCTGATTTGCGGGACAACCGCTCCTCATTATCGGTCTGAGACCAATTGACTCGAGAGTCAAGTGACAAATTCTCCCATTTGGCAGCAACACCTGGAGGAGGCCTGTAAGAAAATCTAAAAGCTACACGGAAAAATCCGTGCAACTTCTGCAAAAAGCAGACGAATAGATTCATCACAGGAGTCTCCATAAGGAAAGTTGCTTATTTAACCAAATGAGCGAAAATGATCCGCTAAGATAGGAAGCATAGAAATATGCCTCAGGGGGTGTAAATCCCCCGATCGGAAGCGTCCGCAAGGACGCTTC